ATGCTCCTCAACTTCCCTCGTCACGGAAAGATGAAGGGAATGGGACAGATTGTTACTTGGTCAATCGTTGATGAGACGATGCATGCTGAGTCGATGATCAAGTTGTTCCGCACTTATGTCGAGGAAAATCGCGAACTCTGGAACGATGAATTGAAGTCCAGTATCTATACCATCGCCGAGAAAATGGTAGAACTGGAAGATAAGTTTATTGATCTTTCATTCGAGATGGGTGAGATGCAAGATCTCACATCTGCAGATGTAAAGAAGTATATCCGTTATATTTGTGACCGTCGACTAATTAGTCTCGGTCTCAAGGGTATCTTTAAGATTAAGAAAAATCCTCTGCCTTGGGTCGAGGAAATGATCAACGCACCAACACACACCAACTTCTTTGAAAATCGTGCTACCGACTATGCCAAGGGTGCACTATCAGGCAAGTGGGATGATGTTTGGGGTGTGGCAGCATAAATTTAAACGAGAAGGAAACTATCATGGCGAAGAAACTTACTATTACAAATACTAGACCGTCACATCAAACTTTGTGGTATTTTCAGACCAATCCCCCGCAGAATTCTTTATTGGATGAATGGTTAGAAAATAATAGAGATACTGTTACATTTCATTTCGATATCCTGAATGATATGTATGTCCAGGTATTAGAATATACGTTCACAGATGATGCAGTCGCTGAAGAGTTTGAAGCATTTGTTGCCTCGGGTAATCTAGGTGGTGCAATGGACGAATATCATAATTCCGTTGGTATTATATCTACTACAACTATTACTGATGTGTAATTTACATGCTTGACGAGGAGCACGAATGTTCTAGTTGTAATGCTCTATTCTCTGTAGAGCATGATATGGACGGTAAATATTATAGAGTGTTGTACTGTCCTTTCTGCGGCGAAGGGATCGATCAAGAAGAATATGATTTCGATTCCGATCAAGAAAGCGAATAAATAGTCTACTTACGGAGTAGATTATGGTAATTAGAAAAAAACGTAAGCCGTTGCCGAAGAAGGTGCATAGAGTATATTGCACTTACTTCGACGACGGCAAATTTTATATTGGGTATTCATGTAAGACAGAGAAACTTTTCGAAACATACTTCGGAAGTTCCTCTTATGTGACTAACTATGAAGGCGAAATGCGCAAGGAAGTTGTCGCTGAATACGACAGCAAATCGCATGCCAAAGCAGTTGAACATATCCTGCAATGGGAGCATAGACTCGACGACAGATGCATCAATCAAATGTGGAATGTGCGTCTGAGACTTGATCACTTGAAAGAATTAAAATTACCTGATTGGAGACCTGGATGCTATTCATAGCACTATTAATGTTGGCAGCGCTGGCGATTACATCAGTTGCTGGTTACTTTTCGATATTAGGTTTGATGGCGATTTTCCCCGCATCCCCTATTGCTGTTGCAGCGATGGGTGGATCTTTAGAATTTGCTAAACTCGTTACTGCGAGTTGGGTGTATAGGAATTGGAAAACCGCAAACAAACTGTTGAAAACATATTTCACAATCGCGATTGTGGTATTATCATTTATCACAAGTATTGGCGTATTCGGTTATCTAAGTGGAGCGCACATCGAACATAGCACTGTTGGCGGTTCCACGCAAATTAAGATAGAACAACTCGAGAGCAAGAAAACATCTGCAGAAAGGAGACTCAAAAATGCGCAAACATCTTTGGATACTTTGGACAGACTCACTACTGCAGAGGATGTGCTCGATGCTAATTTCATTCGAAACAGACAGAAACGGGAACGTGCGTCTCTCAATAAAGAAATTGAGAGTGCGACTGCAGACATTGAGACTATTGAGACTGATCTCATACCGCTCAAAACAGAAAATCTCAAACTCGAAGCAGAAGTAGGTCCGATAAAATATATCGCAGAACTGTTCTACGGTAGTGGCGATACTGCTACTATCGACAAAGCAGTGCGCTTGATGATTATTGTTCTTATCTTCGTATTCGACCCTCTGGCAATTCTTTTGGTTATTGCAGCAAATATTTCAATTTTAAGCTTGACTAAAAAGGAAGAAGCGGGTATAGTAGACTTTGTCGCTGTTGATGAGGTTGATCCAACTCCACCAACAGTGGCACCGAAGAAGGTTGTTAAGAAGCATAAACCAAAGAAGAAAATTGAGGTGGTAGTAGAAAACCCCACTGATTTCTTCGCTATGGAAAAAAATAATCTATCAACCCACGATATACCCGCACCAGATCCTCCCAGAAAATCTTGGAGAGATGGTAAAATTATTATAGACGAAAATAATGTAAGGAAAATGTGATTATGGAAATTGACCGTGAAATGCTCGTAAAGAATCTTAAGAAGATGAACGCCGAAGTGACGTTCACAAAACTTAATGGTGATGTTCGAGTCATCAAATGTACTCTGCAGGAAAGCGTAGTGCCCGAGAAGAAAACAACTCCTGCTGAAAGTAAGGTGGTAAACCCTGATGTTCTACCTGTCTGGGATACTGAAAAGTCTGCTTGGCGCTCTTTCAGATATGATACTATCACAAATGTCAAATTTATGGCTTGACTTTTCTGCAGAAATGCGGTATAAGTAATCTATAAATTTGATGAGGTGAACCCATGCATAAGTTGAAAGTCCCTATTGCTGAATCGAAATTCGTTGGTGTCGAACCCATTTGGGTTGCCGACTACGAACCTGTAAACTATCAGGCAGAGTTTGGTAATGCTCTCTCTTGGTATAATTACATCGTGGATGCTAAGGATTGTCGTGCATTCTTGAGCGACTGGTTCAAGGGTGATAGGGATAAACTGAAAACTCTCAGTAAGATTCCTGACAAGTTGCTTCCACGCACCTATGCTAATTCAGCTCGTATCGCTATGCGTGGGTTCCCTCTTAACGACAGAGATACCTCTCGTATCTGGGAGAAGGTCGAGGAAACTTTCAATAAGCGTACCAAACTCGAAGAGGATGACACCTCTCCAGAACCTGTAGTCAAGGTTGCAAAGAAACCGTTGATTGCAGGTCACTTCATTGTATCTGATGTTAATGACGAGATCGAGAATCTGGTCATTGGCGAAGATGTAAAGAATATAGCACAAATTCTTATGCCATATCGTATGGCAGACAGACATTACCTTGAGTGCGTCGAAAAGATTCAACCTATCCTCGCCGAGTTTGCTGAATTGGTAGAAGTTCGTCGTATACCCAAGGCAAAACTGACTGACATGCAATCGCAGTTGCTCGAGAGTTACGAACATCTGTCTGGTATGAAGATTGTCAAGGATATCGTCAAGTTGCTCGAATCCTATGTCAACGATCTTAAAAAGTCGCATGTCAGCAAGCAGGTTGCTAAGGTTCGTAAGAAGAAACCAAAGGATAAGACCAAATTGGTCCAGAACCTAAAGTTCCTCAAGGAAGATACTGCACTTGGTATCGCCAGTGTCGAACCTATCAATCTGCTAAACTGTAGTGAAGTGTGGACTTTCGACACCAAGACTCGAAAGATCTCCAAGTACTATAACCCAGTCAGTGGTAGCATTACTGTCAAGGGTGCAAGTCTTGTAGGATTTGATGAGAACTTCTCTAACTCACGGTTGCTACGTAAACCAGAGACTCAAGTAAAAGAATTTGCTGAACTGGCGAAAAAAGACTTGACTAAATGGTACTCAGCCGTTAAGAGTAAGCCTGCACCTGTTCGTGCGCGACTGACTCCGACTACATTAATTTTGAAAGTGTTTTGATGAGCGATAATGATAACGTGACTTTTCTTAATCCTAAGAAGAAGTTCGAAGATACAAATCCAGATAAGGAATCTCTTACATACTTCCTCGAAGGTATTGATGACTACAACTCGTATCAAGACGCCGAACGTGCAGGTCGATCAGTCATGGCAGGAATCACCAAGGTTTGCACTGAGAAGTTTGGCATTACAAAACACGATAGTTTCTATGCTGATGCAGCAGTAATTTCTGTTCTGGTATATGGGATGTTCTTGCGTCAACGTGGGATTGATACGCCTGAAACGTATCTACTAACTGATATTCGTAATGCACTTGATACAAAATTAAATGATGGGAATGATGAAACGTGATTGTTGTAGATTATAACCAGACTGCAATCAGCAGTCTGATGGCAAATTTGGCGGGTCGTCGTGACGTTGAGGTAAACATCCCTCTCGTTCGTCACATGATTATCAATGCGCTTCGGTCATATCGTAAGAAGTTTGGTCCTGAGTTTGGCGATATGGTTATCGCCTGTGACAATCGTCACTACTGGCGTCGTCAGTATTTCCCGAACTACAAGGCAAACCGTAAGAAGTCGCGTGATGAAAGTGGATTCGACTGGAACTCTATCTTCGAGGCGCTACACCTTGTTCGCTCCGAACTCACAGAGCATTTCCCTTATCCTGTAATCGACGTTGATGGTGCTGAGGCAGATGATGTTATCGCAGTGCTCGCCGAGTATAGTCAGACTATGAACACTGATGGTCTCATGCCTAGTGCTGAACCTTTCCTTATTCTTTCTGGTGACCATGACTTCCAGCAACTGCAGAAGTGGAACAATGTTAAACAGTATGCTCCTGTTCAAAAGAAGTTCTGTAAGTTGAAGGAATCACCTGAAGCAGTGCTCATGGAACATATTATCATGGGCGATAAGGGTGACGGTGTTCCGAATATCCTTTCCTGTGATGACACTTTCATCAATGGTGACCGTCAGCGTCCTATTCGTAAAGATAAACTCGCTGAATGGAAAACTCAGAAACCAGAAGAGTTTATCAACAGTGATGAAATGTGGCGCAACTACCAGCGCAACCGCGAACTGGTTGATCTATCAAGAATTCCTGAAGATATTAAGGAAAGTATTATAGATAGTTACGAGATGCAGAAGGGTGGCGACCGTTCTGGTCTATTGAACTACTTTATCGCTAATCGTATGACACAATTGATTGAACTAGTGGATGAATTTTAAATGGCAATAGTACCCAAGAAATTTAGGCAAATCAACGAGGCTCTTGACTGGGCAGTTGAAGCAAAAACAACAGAAGAACTTTCCGCACGTGTTGGTGCAATCTCAGTCGGCAACTCTATTCTTATGCGATTTATTGCATGGGGTGTGGGTTACGAACAAGGTCCATGGAATCTACCAGAAGGTAAGACTCCCTTTAAGGATGAAGGTCTCCCCGAAAATATGGGCGACACCACCATCACACAGGAGTTTCGTCGTCTTCTAACTCTGCTACCAGATGGAAGCGCAAAGAATCTCGGTCAGTGGCGTAGGGAAGAACTCTGGATGCAGATCTGTCAGGGCGTAGTAGCTACTGAGGTAGAACTGCTCGATCTTGTCAAGGACCAGAAACTCCTCGATAAGTATCCTACATTAGCAGATGTGCTAGAATCATTCCTTCCTGGATGGAAGAAACCAGAGGTTAAGAAGCAGTCTCGAGCAAAAAAGTCTTTGTCGGTCTTATAAATAAGATCTTTCCAGCACCTACGAAGAAGGAACATCGATGGGGCAAATTCTTGAGCATAAACATCTGATTATCAGAGCTGAATTGAAGAATCCACCACAATGCGCAGAGGCAATCCAGGACTGGATGAAGACTCTGGTTGATAAAATTGGTATGAAGATACTAATGGGTCCATATGCTGTTTACAGTGACATGGAAGGCAATCGTGGTTTGACTGCAGTTACTATTATCGAAACATCGCATATTGCTATGCATGTTTGGGATGAGGTTTCTCCTGCTCTCATGCAACTGGATGTGTATACGTGCTCGGCGCTAAATACGAAGGATGTCTTCGAGGCGCTACAGGAATTTGATCCAGACCATGTAGAGTTTAAATACATTGATCGGGAACATGATTTGACGTTGATTGATAAAGGCATTGTAAATGAGGTTTTACCTCTTTCAACATAAAACGGAACTGTGGATCGTAAAAGATCCAACAATCGTCCCAAAACCTCGCGAACTGATTCTACAGACAACCAACATTGAGTTGATTCGCGAAACTGCTTCTAAGCAACAAAAGATCTCTAAAGTCGTTGACAAGGTAACTCGCCGACGAAATAGATTGCACACTCCAGAAGGCAGAGAGAAAATTGCCGAGGCAAAGAAGGGTAGTAAAAACCCAAATGCCAATGGATTGTCAGACGAGCATCGAGCAAAGATTAGCAGGACGATGAAGGGAACTCGTCGGGGAGAGAATAATCCGATGTATAATCGGAGGCACTCCTACGAGACTCGTCGCAAGATGAGTCTTATGCAAAGTATGCGGGTGCGAAGGTGGTGTGTTGAACCTAGTGGTAAGACGCATCTGGTCGACCCAAGATCGTTCAGTCTACCGAGTGGATGGTTATGGGGAAGAAATTACGACCCATACAAATAGTTTGAAGAAAAGTGTTGACTATTTTATAAATCTATAGTATATTGGTTTTGTTATTGAGGTTCTTGCCCCGTGGTGTAATTGGCAACACGTCTGATTTTGATTCAGAAGAGTTCAGGTTCGAGACCTGACGGGGCATCCATTTTGTAGGAGAATATTATGAGTGACATTATTGCAGTTGATAAGTATCGCCTCTTCATCGAGCGCATCGAAAATATCGAAGCGGATCTTGATGCTAGGAAGGCAGATCGTAAGGAAGTCTATTCTGAGTTGAAAGGCGAAGGTTACGATGCTAAAGCGACTCGCCAGATTATTCGTCTCCGTAAAAAGGAAGCGCATATTCGGCAAGAAGAAGATATGATTCTAGAGACATATCGTACCGCGATTGGTCTCTAACGTTTAGGAGAGGTGGCAGAGTGGTCGATTGCTCTAGTCTTGAAAACTAGCGTACTGCAAGGTACCGTGGGTTCGAATCCCACCCTCTCCGCCAGTTGGCCCCTTCGTCTAGCGGTCTAGGACATCGCCCTTTCACGGCGAAGATCACGGGTTCGAATCCCGTAGGGGTCACCAAAAAATAATTTGATAAAATGCAAAATAGGGGCTTGACTTTTTCTTAAATCTGGGGTATACTGTGTGTATAGTTTGAAAGGAAATTGTTATGGAAGTTTTTGCATTACTAGGTGAGTTCGATATGGCAGGTTCTGTGCTCCTTGGCGTGTATGCGTCGGAAGATGAAGCACGGAATGCCCATGGTGTGTATACTCGTGACGGTGATCGGTTCATCGATTATTATTACATCGTGCGTCAAGTAGTTGGCGCTCATGTGAATCCGGATTTCGAGCATCGAATCTACATCTAGACGAGTAGCTCAATGGTTAGAGCCGACCGCTCATAACGGTTTGGTTGGGGGTTCGAGTCCCTCCTCGTCTACCAGTTTATGGACCCTTAGCTCAGTCGGTAGAGCATCGGACTCTTAATCCGCAGGTCGTTGGTTCGAATCCAACAGGGTCTACCAGTTTCGGACACTTAGCTCAGTAGGTAGAGCAACGGGCTTTTAACCTGTAGGTCCTGGGTTCAAGCCCCAGAGTGTCCACCAGTTAGGGTTGCTACTTAATAAGCACGCGAGAGATCACGGTTAGTCTCTCAAACTCTATTAACGAAGGAAGTAATAATATGAATATCAAGACTTTTATGGCAGCAGCAGTTGTAGCACTTACAGCAGCATGTGCTCCCAGCGCAGAAACGCCATCAGTTGCAGAAGCTGCTGGTCCTGCAGCAGATGAAGCACTTGCTACAGCAAATGCAACAGAAGAAGCAGCAGAAAAACCTCTAGATGCGGCA